GTCCCTATACCGACGTTGCCTGATATTATCATTCCATTGGAAGGCGCTGCTGTAGCAGAATATGTTCCAGCAGATATCCCACCATTCACACTCAACTTTGATCCGGGTGCTACTTGTCCGATCCCAACATTATTACTGGAAGCAATATAAAAGGAGTTTGAAATTGATGCGGTTGTACTCGTTAAATTTAACATACCAGTACTGCCGACCGTAAATCCTAGACTATCTGAAGCAAGCTCATACATTCCTGTATTGGTATCGGTTCGGAAGGTAAACCCTGGTGCGGCCTTCGAACCTATATTTACCTTAGCAACGCCATTTACGGTTAAGTCTCCACTGGTGACCGATCCAATTGTTAAGGTGCCAATATTTGCAGTCGTCGCATCAAGATCAGTAAACCATCCTTTAGTTATCCTGACAGCCGATGAACCAAGGTGCCACGTTGACACTCGAGGAAGCATGTTAATGCCATTTAGATTAAAGGGAGACACCGTGCTTATTGTGTTACCAAAGTTCGGAGTAATGTTTCTCGAGACTCCAAAGACGAGTAGTACAAAACCCATAGTACCGATAACTATATTGATAATTATTTTAGTCCTCTTTTTCATTTGTGTTTATTGCTACCGTGAACGCCGACGTGAACTTAGATATTTTATCTAGTTGCTCTTTTACGAAATCCATATCGTCGGCAAAGAATGTTTTAATCTTGTCCAATGTATTGTTCAATATTTTAGCGATACCCTGAATATCATCTACTGCTTTTTGATTAACAGATTTATTTGTATCGGCCAATTCCTCTCGCAAGATATCGAGACGATCATATATCACCGTAAAGTCGATAGGTTTGGGTTGGGGCAAGTTTTTAATCATTTCGTGCATTATTCCCTGTTTTACTCGCATAATCTCAAATAATTGTGCCAAATTGATCAAAGATTTGTCTATTGGCAATATATCTAACTCTTTCCTCTCCTTAAGATCGTCGAGAGTGCCCCTAATTTCGTTTAGAGGCTTAGTAAAGTCTATTTGCCTAGGGATTGCTTCAAAGAGTGGTTTAAGTGCGTCACGAACCATATTTGGCGTCATACCACTTCCTCCTCCACCAAAATATTGAGGAAAGGCCCTGACTAAATATTGTGTCTCCTCAATTTGATAATTCGGACTCAAAGTTGTATATCCAGAGTCGGTATACACCTTAACTGTGACCGTGATATAAGACCCAGAATTATTACCGTCTGCCGGGGCCACGGCTGTACTGCGAAACCGTTGATCGCCCTTATCTGTCAGATTAATCGTGTCCAAGAGTTTGTCTGTCATCGCATCACGAATCTTTGCTTGAACATAATATGTACCGGTATCAGACGGATCACTTAACTGATATGCAATAGCAAATATTTCTTGGGGTTGTAATTGAAGCATATGACTACGGTGTTAAATTATTTTTCTATACAAGAAATTCGCGCACTTAAACTGGCAACATCATCTGGTATCCTCGCAGTAATAATACCAAGATATAAATTATTTTGATCTATTGAAAACGACTGTGAGGCCCAAATAGGCATTCCCCACGATCTTGAGGCGGTTGATCCAAATGCCACGTCCATACGCACTGGCCCCATATTAGTACATTTTGCATATTGGCGGGCAGAGTTTTGAGCCAATACCGTTGTTGACGTGCTAGCTATTCTAGCAACAGAACTTATGGTTGAATTTTGAAAGATATTATCAAATCCTCCACCGCCCAACGGAGCCACCGGAGCTGGCAGAATGGCATAGAGAAGCAAGGCCCCGACTGCCCCTCCTACTACCACCAAGACCAGATTTTTTAATACGTTTTTCATAAGTTTAATTATTTATCCCGAGGGATTATTCTTTCTCCCTTTGGTTTTGGCAAAAGGAGAAAAGTAAGCCCTCGGCTTTACTGATGTTTGTACTCGTCAAACTGTACGCTGACTGACGATCCCTCGAGGCGAATAAATCTTGTCCATACCCCCTTATTCGTTGGGATTTCAACAGTTGTTCCTGCTGAACCGGACGCAATTAACACGTCTATCGTTGTTCCGGCCGCAATCGTGGGGTTTTCGTCCACGGATAAGTTGAGCCAGAATACGTCGCGATAGTCGCCTTTATTCGGCAAACAACCCTTAATCAAATTAGCCGCGCTTGGTAGCACCTGTGCTTGCTCAGAGGCGTAACTGTCGCCGTCTAATGTAATTACAGAGTTTTCGCAGATTTCGGGTGCGGTAAAATGTCGCGATCCGCTTGCAACAGTCAATAATCCGCCGGAGAGATTGTCAGCAACAATGCTGGAAAATCGCTCTTGGGTATTATGAACCAGTCCTCCCAAAGAGGGTAACTGTTGACCGTTGCCGCCAAACAACATAACTGCCAACGATACAACAAGGGCTACTATGCCTCCCACAAATGAGTTTTTAACCATTGTGATTGTTAGCACCGATTGACCGGGCCGGGGGTTTAAGCTTTCGCTCGGCCGTTAGGCCAGTCCCCGGCTATCCGATCAAGCAGTTATGTTAGAAGCTGGACGAATTAACCTTAACATCAACGAGCATTTTTGCTCCTTCTGCAAAGGTCTTTTTACCGTAGAAAGTGTAAGGCAGGAAGTTTTGACCGAGCTTGTCGGGTACTTCTTTGGTTACAAGTTTTGGCTTGGCTTGGATAACGACGTCAATAGCACCTTTCTTACCAAAAAGATTGTGCTGGATTTGAAGTCCTGAAGTCCAAACGTCGGCGGTCGCAGTCAAGACTTCCGATACGACAACATTACCCCAACCCTTTGAGGCAATAGTCATATAGGTCGTACCGTCAGTTGCGGTAATACCGGAAAGCAAAGCTTGGTTAGCGGCCGAAAGAGCTACGAAGTCGCCGGATACAGAAGTACCCGGAGCATTGATAGACGCAACAAGCGTATCAATCTGCACGGCGGCGGTTGTTTCAACATCAACATCACCGGCGGCAGTTGGGGTAGCGGCGGCAGTCAAAACGACGCCGTTAATTGTAATAGTATCAGCGGCCGTCATAGCCGATCCCATTTCCAATCTCGCCGTGTGATACACGGAGTTTGATACATAAATATCAAAGCCGTAGTATTTGCCGATATGTCCGGCAACACCGGTACCGTCGCCCAAAGTGGACTCTTTACCGGCAAGATACTGCAAAAGGGTATCCTCCATTTCGGGAGAGATAACCGCAAACAAGTCGCCGTTTCCGGTAAACTTGATATTTTGCTTTCTCAATCTCCTCTTAGCGAGAGAAAATATCTTTTGGATATTTGAGGTTGAGATCGTAATACCGTCGCCGGAAGTTCCGGAGAAGTCGGCATTATCCACAACTGACGTAGCGTTTGCGGCTTCCGCCAAAACGTCGCCGTCAATTATGTTAGACAACTTAACGGCCGCGTCGTCCGCGTATTCGTTAGCTGTCTTATAATTACTCTGTAATGCGTCAAGGTCGTCAACGTAAAACGGAATAATTTTTGCAGTTGCAACTGTCAACTGCTCGTTAGTATCAGTAATGTCCTGAATAGTAACGGCGGTTCCCGGCGTGTAGGTTTGAACTACCAGCGAGGAACGATACGGTCTATTAACCACGTCGCCGTGTTTGAGTTGGGCTTCCTCCTCAAAGTTGGCGATCTGCCTGTAAACATCAACTCGGTAATGTATTACCTGCATACGGTTAGACCAGTATTCTTTGAAGCTTGCGCTCAAGGAATTAGCCATTATCGTAATATCCTACTGTTTCGGCCAATCCCCAAACATGTTGGAAATAGATCGGACAATAGGGTTTAATTTATTGGTTTACCTCTACGCGTGATCGTGGACTTGCTCTTTGAGGCCATTTCGTTTGAATACTTTTCAAACTCTGGGATAGTCATTGCCGCGATTTCAGCCGCCGTCTTGAGGCGATCGTCTTGGGTTTCGCCCGAAGTTGATCCTCCCCGGCTATGTTCTGCTGATTTCTTTTTTTCCGGGACAAACAACGATCGCTTGAGAGTAAATAATTCTCCGAGTGGGACGCCAGCGTATCTCACGCCAGCTTCGCTATAAACAAAGCTTTGGATTTTGGCCTTAACTTCGTCCATAGTCAGTCCGCTATCGGCGACTATCTTTTTAACGTCCTCGTTATCGGCAATTTCGTGCTTAAACTCGTCGTTAAAGTGTTGAGTTTCGGTAGCAATAGTATCTTGCTCCTCTTTTTGAGCGGTTAATTCTGCCTCTCGCTTGTCAAACTTTTCCAATTTCTCGGTAAGTTCGGGCGATAACTGATTGCCGGAGGCAACCAACTGTTTCGCCGCTTCAAGGATAGATTTAACAACGCCCGGCTCAATCGCACCCTCGGCTTGCTCAACAATGGTATTAACCAGTTGCTCAAGCTTTTCTGCGGAGTTGTCTATCTTGGCTTTGGTATCCGGGGCCTTTCCGGAGCCGCTATTGATCTGCGTAGTTAATTTTTCAATCTGCTGTTTCAGCTCTGCGGTTTCAGTTTCAATTCGCTTTTCAAGCTCCTTGATCTGTCGCTTTTGAGCTACGATAAGAGTTTCCTTTGGATCGCCTATTGGCTTCTCCTCTGGCTTCTTACCGTTCTGCTGGCCGGCCTCCAAGTCCGCTTTCGCTTTCGCGTCAGCCTCCTCTTTGACCTTTTTATCTGCTTCTACTTTGGCCTCGTCAGCTTTGGATTTCTCCTCGGCTTCCTTTGCGGCTTTTTCGTCGTCAGATAATTCGTCGTCGTCTGCGACCGGGGGCTTGTTGGCCTGTGGGTCTTTCTTTTCAAACGGCAACTTATGTCCCTCTGCTTCTAATTTCTCGGCTATCTGCTGGGTTTCCAGATCAGGATAGCGCGGATCAGTAGCAGGGGTCATTTTTATACTTTCCATATCCTTTGAAGCAACGTCGGATATAAAACGCCAAATATCATTTGACGGTTGATACATACCGGGCCACTTGATTAGAGAGGGTTAGCTACCCTCCAAGACGGTTTATCCTACACCGCAAAAGGGGATTTCTTTTTTGCTTTTTACGACAAAAAAGAGGTCTGTTAGAACCTCTCCTTTGGCCCCCAATAGATCGCGCGCACGGCCTGTTGGGGGACTCGGAATGGGGCGGTAAAGCACCAAAAGAGAGGCCCTAACTAATTGCGCGCGATCGGGTTAAAGGTACAAAACTCGGTACTACTTAACTATTGCTCTATCGGCTGGACGTTTTGAGATAAACCCTGCGGCTTTCGCTTTCGCGTCTTTGCCGGTGTAAGTGCGTGTCTGTCCGCCCTCAAAACTAACAACAACACCCTTGCCGACTTTTTCCTCGTCAGCTTCGTCTGCGGCGGCTTCGTCCTCCGCTTTCTTAGCGGCCGCTTCTGCGGCGGCGGCTTTCTGTTCCTCTGTTAATGCTTTTGTCATATATTTGAAAATTATATTTTATTTACACTACGCCCGACCTATGCGTAGCGGCGATATTTAACTGTATTTGCCTTACCGGATTTGCTCATCATTTTTTCAACTGTTTTGTGGACTTCGCCCATATCTTTGCAAACCATTTTCATTTCGCCGTGCTTCTCGTCATACATTGAAACCATAAAACCGTTTGAGGCTTCCTCAACGGTTACTCTCTTTGGCATTTTTGGCATTGAAGCTTCCATAATTTGAGTTGACTTGTTTAGTTAATTTTATTATACCATTTTTTCGCTGTAACGTTTGGTAATGTCATTGTTGATAACTTCCACATTCCTTTCGGCTACCGAAAAGAAGCGTATAAAAGTTTCAATCGCTCTCTTTTCTCCGAACCACCGGGCGCGTTGCTTGTCTGTTAATTCCTCGTCCTCTTGGAGTAATCCGTTAATCCCCTTGAGCTTACGTTCACACATTGTCAAAAGCATTGAAACTCCGGGGTGCTTGGCTAGATTTTCTTTAATAAGCGCCTTTTTTAGAATATCCCTCGCGCCGTCCAATATCCGGACTGTTTCCGGATCGTTACCCTCGGCTTGCTCTCTTAATTCCTCAATTTTAGAAAATGTATCACTCATAAAATCTACTCATTTATTACAAAACCTACTCATTGCATTGGATTGGGTGGATTGCCTCCGGGAGTAGGCGGCGTAGGCCTCTCCGGTGCGCCCATTCCGGGCGTAGGCACGTTGTTTGGGAACATTCCGGGTAATACCAGCGTTGGGCCTCCGTTCATTGCTCTGCGTGTCATATTTCGCACCACGATAGGTTGCATTTTATTGAAATAGGCAAACAGTTTAACCTCTTTGTCCAAGTCTAACTCTTGCGTTGCCAGAAAGTCCTCAATCTTGCTCAAAAAAGCTAACGTCGCCTTGCGGTACATTCGCGGTTCTTTGCCCTCCAAAACGTCTTGGATAGCTTGAGCGGCGTTAATCAGCGAGTCCTCGTCGCCTAAATTATTCAAATCCATAAAGCGTTTAATAGTTTCCTCGTCCCAGCCACCGTTACGCAAGGTTTCCTCGGCAACAAGTCGTGGATTAAGTAACCGGCCATAAAGCGGAGAGTTAGCCATTGCGCCAAGTGAGTCGGCTTTAGTTTTCTTTTTTAACTCGTCGGCTTGAAGTTCGGAGGATCCGCCTCGGACAATAATTGCAAAATCAGGTTCGGTATCCTCTTTCAAAAGTTCCTCCCATTCCACGCCCTCCTCGCCGATAACTTTAACCATAAGCTCTTGGGGCATATGCTCCCACAACCCCCAAGCAAACAAATATCCTAAATCGTGCCAAGCTTTTGCGTAGTACTTATTCGTCAATCCGAACCGGGCCGCTACTCTTTGCAGATCGCCAAAGTAAACACCAACCTTAATGTCGTTGGGAGATTGACCCTGCGTGCCGGGGGTAATGCCGGTCTTTTGACCCACGAAGTTATCAAGGAAGTTCATTAAATTGACCGTGATTGCCGTATTGTCCTCGGTCTTAAACTCATAAATACCCGAGCTGATAGCTTTACCGGCTGGGACTGTCGCCGGCACTAATCCGTCCGGGCGCCATTGTAGTAATTCTGGTTCCTCAAAGATTTCCGGATCATAAGCGCGCGAACCAGAATTGCGCTTATTGATGTTATACATTGCCTCGTTAAAAATCCGCCTCATACCAATCGCAATCGGGCGAATATCGTCAGCCGGGGCCTTTGATAAAAAGTTGAAAGCGTCGCGGTGTGTCTGCCAACCAACAAACATCGGCTTATTGGACTTAAATACTTCTTTTAACGGCTCAATCCTTACCCAAATACCGGTCTGCAAATCCATAAAGACATACCATTTTTTACCTTGATAAGTCGTAAAGCCCTCCGTCAGCCGGTAATTGTTGTCGCCTTGATAATCGGCCACCGCGTCGTATTTCAATCCCATTGCCGCGAAGCGGTTGAGCTTGGCCCGGTGTTCTAGTTTATTAAGTTTTGAGGTATCAGTTGAAGCGCAAGCGGCAATCAATCTCTTTACCTGCTCGGCGTTGTAATGCTTGGAGTTCTCAAGTTCGTATTTTGAGCGAAAGATGTTGTCTTGGAAACCGCAATTATGCTTCCATAAATCCCCACCGCCCAACGGCTCCGGGAGATAATCAAACGGATCAATGGCCTCAAGGTAACCATTGAAACCCGGATCGCTTTCAAAAAACATTTTGTAAATACCAACTCCGGTAAAATGAGCAATCTTTTTTACGTCCAGATCAACTGTCGCCCAATCCATTTGCGAGGGCGAGGAGTAAAACCTCCAAGCGGCCGTAACCTTTTTAGCACGCTTTTTATCGGCAAAGGAAACGTGATCGTATTCAATAATCGGCTCGTCCTTGATATTGGACATTGAGGTATCAATAAAGCCCGACATAATCGGGAGGGGATAATCAAAACGACCGTCGGCAGTTTCTTTGGCCTTAACGCCGTCGTAAAGATTGATGTTCTCGTTCCAATCCTGTACGCGTCTTTCTTTGTATTTTAGGGACGCCTGCGCTTGCTTAACACAAAGAGCGGCGATACTATCGCGAGTTTTTAGTTCCTCTGATCGTTCCGCGTCGTCCGCGTAAAGAGAGGTGGCATTGTTTGGTTGATCTGTTTTTAATGGTAATGCTGTCGGACTTGGCATTGAGTGAACCCTGCGCGAAAGGGTTTATGTGCTTAAATTGTAACATATTCTCAAATAGATCATAACGAAATAAAAAGTGGATAAGTCAAAGTGTCAAACCCGGGACGGCCATAGCTTCTCAAATAGATTGACAACCCAACTTTCCTTATGGACTGGCTTGATCTCCTCTGGTAACTCTGTAATCCGTCCTCGCACTAAATCTAATTCAAGTTGTGCAAAGCCCAAAGTCAAATCTTCTTTTTCCACAAGGTGTTTTTTACCAAGTTCTTTGGCCTCAATCCGGAGGGCCATTTGCTTTTCGTGGAGAGGTCTTATCTCCGAGGCGTGCCTAATATCTAAAACTTTTTGGGAGCGCTCAAAGTTACTGTGTAATATCTTAATCTTATCGGCAATTTCGTGGGGGGTTATGTGATGTTCCTCGTACCAATTCGCTAACCGTTTCATTGTTTTATAAAATGGTTTCTGTTCCTCAATGGCTCGGTGGATCGCTAAAATTGATTTTGGCATAGTTATAATTCAAACTCACTACTTTGCTTGCGACCGCCCTCATAAGGATCGCGAGCTTGGTACGGAGCTTGGCGTTTAATTGGCTTTTTATTTTCGTTAGTCATTTTCTTTTCAACCAACGCGGCATATCTCAATACGTCCGCAAAATGAGAAGTCCAATCGTGATACGCTTTGAATATCTGCTTTTGCTCAACAAACTCTTGTCTGTGCTGACGCACCGCGTCCAAAAACTCCTCGCCACCGTAAGCATTGTTAATCCAAAGCTTTGTAAACATTATGCGCACCTGCTCCCGGCCGTCCTCAATTCCGATATTCGGCACAAGATCAAAATCTATACCGAGCTTCTTTGCAAGTTGTAGCCGGGTCAATCCGCTACTCAATTCTCTCACGTTTATATCGTGCGGTGCAAAGTGTTTACCATAGACGTATCCTCTTTCCGTTTGAAGCTGTTGGAGGTAAGCGGAGTAATGGTTCAATCCGTAATTTTCGTTTGAGTAAGCGGCAATCAATCTCAACTCGGTACTGATCCTCTGAAAGAAACCTATCGCCATTGAGTCCGAAACGCCCAAATCCCAAACCGTGTGGACTTTAAGCAAAGGATCAAACGGCACAAATCTAAATCTATTCTCTCTCTGCATTTGCCTGATCTCGTTGGTGTAAAAAGCTCCCCTGATATTATAATCGTCCCAACTTCCCTGTCGCCATTGCTCACGAAGTCCGTCTGGTAGGCCCTCCAAGAATGAAACATACGAGGGGTCATTCTCCATAAGGTACCTGTTATCCTCAATCTTTGACGGAACGTACACGCGCCAGCGCCCGGTTACGTCGTCATACGTCCTAATCGGAGTCGTCGGGATACCGGATAACTTCCAGCGTTTCTTTACCCAGACGTGGCCGGGGCCGTCCGGATTGGTAGTTGCAAACACTTGGGGCATAAGTTCCGGAATAGACGAACGGCAAGAAGCAATTAACATCAAGTATTGCTGTTCGGTAGAAATATGCGTTAGCTCCTCAATCAACTGTCTTTGGTATTCGTGGCCTTGATATTTTCGGTAAGCGTTCTCGTCTTTCAAGTGGCCGGTTCTTATCACGGCCCCAATATCGCTTCGGTTATAGATATTCGGAAACCTTATCTCCGGCGGATTGCCGACGATCTCGGCTTTCTTGGGACGGAAAAAACCGCGCGCACGGTCAATCCAGTCCTTGAGGTCGTCGGCATTACGTCGGACAACTAAAGCTCGATACAATGGGTTGAGGTGGTAGTCGTCTTTGATTAGAAAACCGAAGCCGGCCTCTGTCTTGCCACCGCCACGGCCTCCGCCCATAAGCGTTTCAAAAGCCGGCATTGAGATTGCTAACGACTGGACTGGTTGTGGTTCCCAATATGGTTTAAGTTTAGGCATTTTGTATTCCTTTCAAAATATGGGCTACAACTTCGGCATTAAAAGCATTACCAATAACTCCGCCTCGTTTCTCTGTCCTGTTTTCGTTTTCCAAGTCAGTATATCCAACTGGTAATGATTGAAGTTTCTCAATCTCGTCCCAGTTCATTACCCCAATACGTCCGTCCTCAAAAAGAAAATTAACTTTTGTATTTGTCCGGGCAGTTGGTATCGTCGGAAACTTGCCAAGAATTGAATAGGCCCGATCCTGTTGCGAAAAGTATCCTTTTCCGCTTGTGTCCCACCGGATACCATTTTTGGTTTTCATTGGGCTACTAACGGTTCGGTACTTTCTATCGGCTTTTTCGTTAATAATATCTTTAAGAATAATGCCACGGTCTTGAGGTTCCTTAACCGGTATGTTTGTCCAAAATAAACGCTTACGATTTTGAGCAGAAACAAGAGCCGCATTTATCATTATCGGATCAACCCCTAACGCTTCTGTTATAACCTGCCTTGCTTCTTTAGGCATACTGTTGACATTCTCAAGAATAAAATACTTTGGTTTCACTTCCTTGAGGATACGGACATATTCCCAAAATAAACTACTCCTGTTTCCGGCCAGTCCTGTACGTTTTTGTTTAGCGATACTTAAATCTTGGCAAGGACTTCCACCTATCAGTAAATCAATTCTTGGCCGGGATATTCCGTGAAATGTTTTACCGTTTAAATCCTTGACGTCCCCGACTTGAATAATATCGGGCCAATTTTTGTTGCTGATTTTTATCGCATACGGTTCAATCTCTGACGCCCAATAGCTTTCAACCGGAATACCCACCCTTTCAAGGGCTACTCTCGCACAGGATATACCGTCAAAGAGTGATAGTATTTTCATTGCCTCGGGTTTAATCCAAACCTCAATCTGATCGTATCTAAAATAACTTCTCGTCTATGCTCTCCGGAATATCCCCGGCCAAAAAACTCACAAGCCCAACGATAATTCTGACCGCCTTTGTATAACGCCTTACCGTCAACTCCGAATGGATAAATCTTGTAAACCTTGAAGCCGGGCAGATAAGTTGTAGTTTCTCTGATAATCATTGTTTTTAGCCATTTATTAAAAACCCGACACACTACATTGACCCTAGACGCGAGCAAAACAGCTCTTGAATAGTACGGCACGTCTGATACTCCCAAATGTCCTGTACTACATCATAATGCCCGAACAGGACGATAATTAACCCCACTCCGCATACCCCCAAAATCAATCCGTAAATAAAATCATTTTTCATTGCTCTGACATTTTCTTAATTTTGCTTTCGTCAAACGTATCAGCCAGCTCAATCGGATCAAGACGTATTCGTTCTGGGTGTAAGCTCGGGGTTAGCATTGTTGGGGCGTACTTTGGTAAGGGCAAGATTGATCCGCACTTCCAGCAACACTCCTCCTCGTACTGCTTCCGGGACATTATCGCGCCACAGATACTATTCGGGCATTTTATCAATTCCGTTGGGTTTTTCATTTGTTGGTGCCGGCCACGGTGCTTGAGTCGCCGGTAAAACTATATTGCCAAGTTCCTTACCACCGGAAGTTATGTCTGTTTCGGTCTTGTCGCGCATATCGGTTGTGTTCTTTAAGACAAAGATTGCGAACGGCGAGGGGGATAATCCGGCGAGGCCATTTTGCACAATAAATTCTTTGTATAAGTCCTGCGCGTGCGTAAAGTGCTGAAAAAACTCAAACAGCTTGGGCTTCTTAGCGTTCTTGACTGTAAGCGGTTTCTCCTCGTCAATTCTTTCTTGACCCTCATTAACCCAATTCTCTAACGTCGTCCTATGTACTCCAATCTTCATAGCAAACCTTGTTAGGGTTGGGAGCTTGTTAGCTAATAGCATAAACTCCTCCCGCTCAAAGTTTTGACTTCCAGATTTTCCGAAACCCTTTGAGCTAGATTTCAACTCTTTCCGAAATGGTGCTATGTCCATAAACTCAATCAACATTGGGCCATACTTCGGATTAAACTTTGTCGGACGGCCGCCGCCTTTGTTGCCTACGGCGTTCTTGTTGCCAGCCGGCGCACCACTTCCAGACTTTCTCTTACCATTAGCCAACTTCGTCAATCTTTTACCGGCCGGGGACTTCGGATCAATCTTAATGACCATACCCACCTTGTCAGCTTTCTCTAACTTCTTTTTAGCCCCCTCAAAAACTTCTTGGACATTATCTTGATTTATTGTGATCTCATTTTCTACCATTCAAGCTTTTTGATTGCGCGTAATCCATTTTAATTTCCAATCGGTTGCTCTCCGGCCAGTGGTTGTACCACGAACCGCAAAGGATACTCGGCGATTATTTCTTTTTTCAACTCCTCAAGGTGGTCTAATACGCTTGTTATAATTTCTTTGTAGGTATCAATGTGTTTAAGCACGTCCGGGGTAATGGCAAAACTGACGCTAAAGTTTACTCCGTCTTTCTCAATAATGATCGTCTTGGTTGTGGCCTTTTTAATTTGCTCCATTTTTATTCTTAGCTTTTTTAACTCCTCCCAATACAACTTTCTTGGAGGGCATTTGTTTAACTTCAAGCATTAAAACTTCGTTGAGGCAGATACCGCACTTCTCCGGTATGCCAATGGCCGGCCGGGGGCGGACAAATCGGGTGCGACACTCCGGGCATAAAACAAATACCTGTTCTGTTTTCATTTTATAATCCAAATCGGCTTGGAGTCGGAGTCGGCTTTGCGCCGGCTCTTTCTTTAAGCTGGTTAGTTAATTGCTGTAATTCACGGATCAATCTTATGGAATAAGGCACGGCCGGAGTAAAAGTCTTATCCTCAAGCTGTAAGAGGGGCAATTCTCCCTTAACAACCTTTTCCAATACTTGATCGTGGACAGAGATAACCTTTTGGAGATTTTTAACTTGAGAGGTTAGTACCCACACGGCGGCAAATGATCCGAGGGCAACCACGATAGAGCTAATCGCGGCCCAACGCAGAAAGTCCGGGCGATCAAACAAAACCTTAACCTTGAGCCAAATTACTTTTGCCTTACTCTCCGGAGAGATTGGCGTTACCTCAAATTGTGGTTCGTTTTTATTCATAAAATGTTGGCTATGGCACTGACCAGAAGTACGAGGCCGGCGACGATAGGAGTTATCATTAAAACTACCCCGATAATATCAAGCGTTTTTTGCATTATGCTTGGCCGATCCGCTCATTCTTTGGGCTTGAAACGGCCGGATTATTTCTGATTGCGTCTAAATGCGAGTTAAGAAACATCACGTCCCTTGCACCCAGTTTATCGGTTTTAGTTTCCAGCCGAAACGTAATTGATTTGGACTTTCTCTTACAGACAACCTCCCAGCCGTCCGGATCGTCTGTTACCACTCCGACTATGAAGAATGATTTTTTAGGTTTAGCCATTGAGGGTGTCGTTAAAACTCTTTTTGCAATATGGTACGAATACTGGGCTGGCCTGACTGCCGGTTAATACGAATATCCAACCGCCGGGGACTCTAGTAACCTCCCACGATCCGACGCTAGTTACTTCTCCCAATGTCATTGTAAATAGTTTTTCCATTAAAACTGTCGGGACTTTGCTAATTCTTGACGCAAGGCTTTTGCGACAACTAAAGCAAGTTTCCGATCCTTTCTGCCTAGTGTATGCGCTCGCATTTCCAAAATGTTGTATCCATTCTGGCCGAGCTGTTTAATTTTGAAAGCTTTGTATTGCTCCCTCTCGTCGCCGTGGCCCCAAAGATTGTGGCACCCAGTACAGAGAGCGTCGCAATTTTCCGGATCAAATCTCGTTGACTCTTTCCCCCTGCCCCAATAGTGCGAGCATTGGAGGCCGATACTTCCGGGAGGGTATCGCTTATGGCATCTGTTACAAGTCCACAAATCACGCTCGCGGACAAACAAGGAAAACTCACTATCCGCTTTACATAATTTTATTCTGCCAAACGACATTCTGTTTTTTTGAAATGACGAGGGAGGCAGGGTCAAGCCCCTATGCTTTGCGGACATTAGCCGCGTAGCTCCTCCCTCTGCCTAACTATACCATTTTTTAAGTTTTTTCTTAACAAGAGAAAGTGTTGATAACTTCAACCGAGAAGCGAGGCCTGCCTTGGTTGTCGTGGTTCTTGTACTTGAGCCGGAGTCAATCCGTTCCGGGCCAGTTGATCCAGTATAAAACTGGATACATAAGCCGGGACGGTATCAAATACCCTTTGCAAGTTCTCAAATCTGAAACGGCGCTCAAGGTATTTTAGGTTATCAATCTTTTTGCGACTCTCAAACATTTCGGGATAGGCCTTTGCTAATTCAGAAAATCGGGCCGAGGCCCCATACCCGACAAATAGTTCTCCGCCTTGCATAAAATCCGGCGGATAAAACCACTCCTGCTTATCAAACAACTGGATCATATGGGCGATAATTTTTTCTTGTTGACTTAATTCCATAATTAAAATGGCAAGTCGCTGGCCTTGATTACGCCTCCGTCCTCAAAGCTAACTTCTGGCGATATTTCTTGTTTTAATGCCTGCGCGTCTTGAGTTTCTGCCGATATACTTCTCACTACTCCGCGCGGTATATTGAACCCGGCCGTCGGGTGGCAAAACTTACAGGGATTTTTCTTATCCAAAGGGCATTTTTCAAGCTTTAAGGCCTCCAATTCTCCTAAATGCTCTTGCTTCTTGGCCCAAAATCTGCGCTCCCGGAGAGAGTCCAGAGCGTTTTTAATAGCCACCGCCTCGTTTGCGTTCTGCCTTACCGAGTAATTTTCCGGTCTTTTGTACCAATGAGGTGTACCCCCAAATGCTCCGGAGTAAAAAATCCTCTCGGTTTTCGCCTTAATGTAATATCCTCTTTCAACACACCACCAATCAAAAGCATATTGAGCTTTTTCCGGATCGCGTTTGCCTATTGCCTCAAGCTCTCTTTCAACTTTTTTAACCATTTCACGGACAATAGGATCGTTTAAGTCCAACGCTCCGGGCTTCCTATCGCCAAACTCAATGTTGACTATCTGATTTTTCAATTCAAATCTCCCGGGCATAACTTCAAGCGCCGTCGTCCCGGAGATAGTCCGATCAAGCCAGCTTTTATTCAAGACTTCGGCCCAGCCGTTATCTACCTCAAAATTATCTCCGTTTCGTAATTTAATTTTTGCCATAGTTGTATCTCTTAGGGAGCATATCCGGCGTAAGATTTTCCACCGTGATAAACTTCTCGCAAGTTTCAAGCGTCCACGCAAACTTTGCATTTTCTTTTAAGAACGCCATAACCCTATCAATTCTTTCCTCGTCAAAAGCTTTGGCTAACCGAGAGGCGGCCTTAGAATGCCTCCTTGCCTCAAACTCAAATTGCTTTTTGGTCTGGTAATTCGTGAGAGATACCCCTTTCATAATCATAAAGTTTCCAACGACTCTTAAATGTTTTGATGTTCCGGATCGGAGAGATTGCAGATATTCAAACATTGCCTTTGAGTTCCACTCGTTAGGGATCTGTTCTCTTTTCTTAATTTCTATCATTTCGTCAAGCACAGCCGGCGCGTCCGGCGAAGCCGCGCGCAATGTATTTATTGGTTTAGTTATATCTATGAGTTTAATTAGTGTTGCACCGGTGCTACACGGTGAATGGCCCATTTGCAACACGGGTAGCCGTGTTGCACCCTTGCAACTTGGCTTGATAGGCATAGCCCACTCGGAACTATCAAGCAGAGTATAGACATTATGTCTAAACTTACCCCTTTCATTGCGAGGTTTTTCAAGAGAAATGATATTTAATTTTCGGAGCAGATTGATTGCCCGGATAACCGTAAAACGAGAACAACCAAGACGCTCGGCCAAGTTGTCCTGCGAGGGGAAAGAGGTTTGCTCTTTATCGGTATGCCGACAGAGAGCGATATAGACCATAGCACCTGCTGGCCCCACGATCTTGACGTATTTATCAATGAAAACATTGACGACCGCAAAATATGGATTTTTCCTTAAATCTCTGACCTTAAATAACTGTGGCTGATTTTTAGACATACGATTATAAATCGTCGTCAGTATGGTGGTAGCGTTCCAACGCGGCCAACGTATTGTCGCGAGCGATTTCTTTATACGGATCGGGTTCGTCTTTGACGTCAAAGTATTTAATCCAGCATAGAGCGTCAATCTCGCCGGTTACGGTACAAAACGTCCCGACTTTAGGTTCTCTTTTGTCAATTATAACATACTCTCCCTTTGGTAGTTCGGCCCCACATTGTTGACAAGTTGTGTCCTTGTCGTTGATAACTGTTTCGTAGCTCATTTTTTTGATAATTCTTCGTATTTTTTATTTGGAATGTCCCAACTAATACCATACTCTCCAAAGTGGGTTAGCTTAATTGATTTCAGTAATAGTGCTAACTTTTCCTTACTGTAAGTTTTTAAGTAAACCCAAAGACAGATTTTTAAGTTTTCCTCAACTTGGAGCATAAGAGTTCTCATTTCCTCCTCGGTTATTCTTGAATAGGATAGGTACTCCATTGGTAGCTTCTTGCCGGCGTGTAGTTCCTCAAGGATCGTATTATTTCTAACCGACTTTAATGCAATTTGCCGAGCCAAGAGCCGATACTTTCCTAATCTATTACTCATTTTATTTTTCTCCGCCCCATTCGTAGTCAATGACTACTTCGTTGGGATCGGGGATATTAAGGTTTAATTGGCTGGCCGCCCACACCCGGATACTCTCAATAAAATCAGTAAATCTTATCCTTGAGAGCTGGGCCGTTGACCTTGCGACTCGTACCTCTTTGCCGAGGATATTTACTATAATGGCATTAAACTTGTCTTTCAAAAAATGGTGGGTTAAGTCGTGATCCAGCCCCATTTCCTCCGCTATCATTTCCACCAAAACACCGTGGTAATAAGCGTTCTGTTTGAGGGAACGTGTGTCTTTTTCCTTGCGACAAACCAAATCAATCGGCAGGCCCTCAAGCTTGGCAACGTAGGCGGCAAAATCTTTAGGATTTCTCAATCTTATTTTGCCACCCTCAACAGTGCCTTTCCACACAGGAATTATATTAGCTTTCATTGGTTTTCATAAACCCTTATTATTTCAATCGCCTTTGCCTCAATCTGCCTCACGCGCTCGCGAGTAACAGAGAAAACTTTACCGACCTGCTCAAGTGTCTTGTGTTCCTTAAACCTCATTTTTAGTATCCCATATTCTCGCGGCGATAGCTTTGTCCTAACCGATCTAAGGACATTCCATAACTCATTTCTAAGCTCGGAGCGTTTGCGAGATAAAACACTTAACTCGTCAACAATATCTCTAAACGATCTACTGTTTGCCATATCGTTTATACGCCTCCTTGATCTCTTTCCACGCTTTCGTAGCGCGGCCAGACATTCGGAGAACGTCGGTTAGTGTTATTTTTTTCTCAAAACTGAATACCCGGCCGTAATGCTTTTGATTGGTGCAGAAGTAATGAAGCATAACCTTGCGCGGAAGCTTGCCCTCTTTCAGATAGACGAGCAAGCTGTAAAAATCAAGCTGGCCGTGCTTATTGACTTTGGCTTGAGTCCACTCTATTTTTCCGCTTTTGTACTCGCCTATATCCGGCCCTTTTGGATCGTAGCCGTCCAAACTTCCAAGCAGGGGACAATTAGTGCCTCCAATCTCAATTCTATGCTCACGGAGGGGATACTTCGGGAGGAATATCATAGCTTGAGCCAACGCCGGATCGGGGTTAGCCATATCGTTGTCCTCTAACGCTTTTGCCATTTCCGAGCCAAACAGATTTGACAGAAAGGTTAAATCCCGGCCCTCAAAATATCGTTGCGCGTAATACTTTGGGCTCTGCTCCCACAGCCATAACTGCGACCAAGAAAGGTAGGGTTTCGGGGTTTTAGTCGTAGTATTTTTCATTGGTTAAGATATTAGCGAGAAACAATCCGGCAATCGCCCCAACAACTACATTTCCAGCAAATATCAAGCTTACAATAGTGGTGGTAATCGCAAAGACAATAAGCCAGTCCTTAATTCTTTGGTAATTGTATTTTTGCATTGATTAGTTTGGTTAATTGTAGTTTTTGAGCGACCGTGTATCTCTCCGAAGTGTCTATCTTTTCTTTCCAATCGGCCAGCGTAGTTGGGTCTTTCTGTTCTTGGATCATTGCCTTTGCTTCGGCAAAAAGCTTTTCGCTTTCAACTTTGACCTCTGTTTTTGTTTTGGCCGGTGCCGGAGCTTTGGGGAGATTATCAACTGCGTCGGCCGGGGTATCCTCCAAGTCCTGCGTAAAGAAGTCGGACAAAGCCCCGGTTCTTAATACTGCGTCAATCTGCGCTCTCTTTTGAGCAATTTTGATTGCGTTATTCGGAGTCCAACTTTCTTTTTCCTTGATCGCGGCCGCCCCTCGGCCCTCGCCCACCACCTCGCCCTTGAGAGTATAGAGTTCGCAAACATAAGCAACTATGCCCTGCCCCTGCAACATTTCTAAAGTTTCGGTGTCTTTCTTGAATACTGGGCGAAGCTTAAACAGAGATACAAACTTTTCTGATCCCGGCTTAAATAGATTGGGCCGGCTCCAATGCGAACCGTCTTTGCAGTTGCCTAGTTCGTACTTGTACTGGCAATTTCGGGAGATATGAATACGGCCGAAGTCAACGCCGTCTTTCATATGAAACGCAACATACTGCGTTATCAACTTCCTCCGGGCCGCTTCAAGCGTCATTGCTTGTTGCATTTGCTCGGCCGACATTGACTGCACGTTGTAATTTTCCGGGATTATTGCCAGCGCTACCGCCTCTTTCTTTTTTGGCTCTTTGACTTTTACTGTTGTGGTTTCTTGTTTATCCATTTTTGTTGTGGCCGACACGCCTTGCATAAGCCATTTTTAGTTTTCCTATGCTTTCGGCATTGTTGGCATTTTTGGTTACTCATTATCGGATCATAAGCGAGTCCTCCTCCCAAATCCTTACTCCGGGGATTTCTTTTACACCGGCCCGTACTGCGTTCCAAATCGCACCGGCGTTGGGTTGGATATACTCAACTGGTAATTTAGTTACATCAACGACCTCGTACTTAGGGACTTTCTTTGAAGTAGCCGCGCCTTTTTCTGCGGTTACAGTCTGCTTGGGTTGCTCAATTTTCTCAAGCTTCTTTTCTGCGGTGCTAAACTTCATTTTGCCCTGCTCAACCTTTTTCTGTATCTTGGCTTCCTCCTCGGCCACTTTCCTTGCTTGTACCGCCCGAAAATCTAATATCTTGCCCTTGAGTAAAGCAATGGCGTTAGCACAATCCGCCTTAAAAGGTGCGAAAAAAGCACGCGTACTTTTAAGCGTTTGGTTAGCCGGATCGGTTATTGATTTTTCTATGGCCTCAATTCTCTTGGCTCTATCGGATAAATCCTTGCCAAGATCAATGGCCGCTTTTTCGTCGTCGGAGTTGAGGATAACGACGGAGCTTGTCTTTGAAACTATAATACTTACGTTCTCCTGTATCTCTTGGAGTTCTTGCGGTTTTACTAATTCTGCTGTGGATTGTTCCATTGTCTATCATAACGATTGGTGCTATATTGTAGGTAGCGTTCCAACAATAGAGCATAGCCAATCGGCTATGTTTTATTTTATAATGAGTCGTAGCAATGCGTCCCAATAGGGGACGTGAACTACTATCTCGGGCTGGACTAAAAGAGCTAAAACCATAAACGAGAGAATGAGAACGTGGATACCAACAATTAGCGCGATACTATATCCGATATAGTTAATTATTCTTGGCATTTTTGGTTCCTTTCTTTCTCCTTGCGGCGTTTCCGGCTTCTTGCCACTTCTTGATATTGCCGAGTTTCTTGTTTACTTCTGCGGCTCTTTTACCAAGCGCACTAGCGGCCTTGCTGACAGAGAGTTGGTACCATACTGCACTTCTTGAGCAACCGATCTCCTGCGCGATTGCCCTTTCGCTTTGTCCTTTTACAGATAAAGCTTTGATCTTTGCGATTTGTGTTTTGGATAATTTCATAGTAGAAAGATTTGATTATTTTTTATTCTGTACGACCGGGGTTACGCACCCCCACAGCCCTATCTTATTACACCGCTCTATAAGAGTCAATAGAGCGTTCTGTTGATAACTTTTAATACTGGCCTGTCCGTGAGTAGGTTAGTGCAGTAGATAGAGATTATCTCTATCTTGGGACTTTCTCCAAAGCGGCAGTTTGGTAATATAAAACTCCCCCAAAAGGGAGTTTTATAATTGTTGACAATTAGACGACAATTAAAGTCGGTAGTTGCGCTTCATATTATAAATGCCAATACCCCAAGTCGGGGTCTTTTTGTGGCACGGCCGACAAAGTGTCCGGCCATTTGAAACGGTAAAACGTAGATCGGGATATAAAGATTGGGGCTTAATATGATCGGCGTTAAGAGTGCCTCCGTGTTGGCCGCAATCTTGGCAAGTCCAGTTATCTCTTTTAAATACGGCGGTTCGCCAATCTCTATATTCTTGAGTATGCTTCCAGCTTATCCTGCCTTTAGCCCTTTCAATAGCAAGGAGTCGGGCCTGCTTCTTTCTTTCCGGAGTCCATAGGGCCTTTAACTTAAATATAGTAGTCGCCCTGTGGTGTTTTCCTTTATTCCACGGTGTATGTCCGACTCCAAACTCCGACAATGGAGAGTGTCGCATACCCTTTTGTTTATTATTCCAGTCCACCGAAAATTGAGGGTGGCCTTTTTGAAAACCCTTAATACCTTTTGGCATACTCTCATTATACACTAATAAGGGCCAGAACCCCATAGACCCTTGGGATCCTCCCAATGCCCGATCCCCTCCTGTTCCAATAAATAGATACCGCAGTCAATGGAGTCATACGGATTGGCTCGATCAATTTCTCGGCCTAATTTTTCCTCGCAATGTTTCTCGGTACTGACGATAAGCATAATCAACCCCTGCCCCGATCCGCACCCAAACTCCCGGTTGCATATCCCATAATCAATCCCTGTATCAAACTCACCCCACTTGCTCTCTCGGCGGATTACTTCCGATAATTGATCGGCGAGATTAACTGTCCGGCATTTTTGTTTTGTTGAATATCCGCAAACCTTAACCTCTCTGTCGGCTTGCTGTTTAAGATATTCTCTCGGTTCCGGTGTCGGCAATGGTGGCAACTCCGCTATAACCGGGGACTGAATAAATAATCCACTTGAATTAACCGCGACGTGAGCCGTGGGATTTGATAAAGACGTAACCGACAGAACTAAAACCGCCAACGCTTGTGAAAATATACTCATAAGATATTGGCCGCTTGTTAGACGGTATTATTCCTGCGGTGGAAAGTGCTGTGCTATGTATCTGCGCCCGAGTTCAAGGAACCCGGAAATTACAGGCATAAGCATTGGCCCATAGGGGCCGAGATCGGCTCCGGTAAGGAACTTGGTTATAAAGTCCAATGCGGCTGTTGCGGCGGCGCCGGCTACGACTACCGCGAGCAGTCGTCCGGTCTTTTGTAAGTCTAACGCATTTAACGTCCCGGCTGGACTGTTGCTTTCCGGCAATGCCCCAAAAAGAAATTGCTTTGTTTTCATACGTTTACTCGGCTTCCACAATATCCTTGAGAAGTGGTAAGCGATCTTTGAAAAACACATATGCGTCTTTCACAAACTGATCGCCGACGACGCTTGGCATTGATTTGCCAACTACCAAAGCGTCAAACTCCGCTTTCTCAACGACTTCCGGAGAGCCGGTTATTATTTTTACTTCGTCCCGGAGATACTCAAATGTTGAGAAGTCCGGTACTTTCATTTTGCGACCACCCTCAACAACGTAAACGTCTTGAGAGTCCACCAACTTAATTATTCTTTTCATATTTATAATCTCTTGTCGGTTGTTAGGAAGATCGGCCAACGTCATTGCGTTGAACGCCCAGCCACCGGTAAGATATTCCTCGGTTATAAAGTAAAATCCATTCACGCCCCAGCTTTCGCCCCAACTATTTAATCCCCAAAACATTTTCTTTCCGGATATCTCCTTAAATCCGGTCAATACAAGGAAGTGGCCCCACGGTGTCGCGCTCTTTGGCGGTACCGGATAACCGGTCTGCCAGCCCTCGTTATCGCCCAATGCCCCAAATACCGCACCGTGATTTTGTTGGATCGCATAGGCCAGTTCGTCCGGGTTAGACATATCAATATAAGCATACCCTCTGGCTTTCCGGATTAAGGCGTTTTTAGTTACCGTGTCGGAGTCGTCGCGTAAGCGCATATACGCCTCGCTAGGAGGCTGTCCACCCTCATTTGAGGGTACGAGTGTATCTTGGGCTATTCCGCGCGCTGTAATGGCAGATAGGCCCTTGTAGCCATACGCTCCACCCTCCGGGCCGATATAGATACGAGAGTAAATGTCCTTTGCCGATAATTCAACGTGATTTTTGGTTTCCACAAACTCTTGGATTTGAGCAAGATAGGCCGAAGCTTGACCAACGCAAGACAATGAACCGTTCTGATTTTTAACCGGCATATCATACCCGAGGGCCTTGAGTACGTCGTAACCGTGAGTCCAATCTATCGTATATGCTTTAGGGATTAGCGCGCTGAAAGGCACGTCGCGAGCGTCAAGCGATCTTGGCTTTGCACCGGGGTTAAAATTAGGTGGAAATATAAACATAATTATATTGTATCAATTCCTTGACAATTACTTATCAACATTACTTACTAACACTATGAAACACCTCCGGACTCACTAACTCCTCCTCTTTTATTTTCTGCATAAGCTCCTTAAACTTTTCCGGGTTCATATCTGATTTGAAAGCTTTGAGCAATACCTTTTTTTCGTCATTTGTCGGCGCGTCCAATAGGGCTGTCAGCCGGGGATCACTCAAGCTTTTGGTTCGGGCTAACTTAAACTTCTTAACCAATCTGTTTGCGTCAGCTAGTTCGTCTTTATTTTCTGGCTCGTGGCCTAAAAGTTCGGTTACGATCTGGTGGTGGTACTCTTTTAGTTTTAACGCGCCGTTCTTGTCCTCGTTAAACTTCTCAACATATTTATTAACGACTTCTTTCTCTTTGAGCCGGCGTCTTGCCGCCTCCTGTTCTAATGGTCGAAGTTGGGCGCGATACTTCTCCCGGAGGCCATAGTCGGATACTCTGATCCAGCGCCCCACGATATTGCTTACTAAAGGCATTGCCAAGATTTTTTCTCCGGCAGTTTTTTGAGCCGGTGGTACACCGTTAGAGTAAAACTTCATAAATATACCTCCGCCTAATTGTTCCCATTGCCAGCCCAAAAATGGAGAGATTGAGTCCCAGCCACCGGCTTTGTATTGATCGTCTGTTAAAACATTGCGTCCTCTAAAAAAGTCATAAGGATTTGCTCCGGTTATGAATTGGCTTGTCGCATATCCGGACGTAATGATAGGAGATAGGCTCGGCACCTGCCCTCCCAACAAAGAAACAACATCTATCGCGTCGCGCGCAAAACCTTGGTCGTTGCTAAACGCCGTCAATCCTTTCCAAAATATCCCAGCGAAAAGCCGGCCGGTTTCGTCCTGCGGTATTCTTAAATAAATTGTTTTGCCATTTTCGTTTACCCAGAAAGGTACAACAATATAGTTTGTCTTGTCGTATTCGCTCACGCCGTCCATTGCTTCTTTGAGCCAGTCTCCGAGAAAACCGGCCGCCGCCGCGTACATTACAAGCTTTGGTAAGAAGTTTATTTTAGCCGTTTTCCACCAGTAACCAGCTCTTGTTTTCGGATCAGTAGCAACTTCAATATCCGAACGGATACCTTGTATAATCGCATTTGAAAATAGGAATACTGCATTAGTGTTGGGCGTGATGTGTCCACCGGCCAAGAAGTCCGGAGAGCCGACTTTACGTCTGATATAGCTTCTCATTTCCTTTGAGGCCACTTGATCTTTGAGTTCGTAGTAACCGGCCGCCTTTGGGATTGTTTCTATGGCGTCGCCGAGATTGGAGATAAAATTAAGTATCGGGCGGAGAGCTTTCATTGCGATATTATCTTTTGTTTTTGCTTCTCTTAATCCGACTTGGCGCATAATCGCGTCTATCTGCAAGTCCTCGGGTTGCTGGCCCATAATTAAATGGTTGTAGGTTGTAGAGAGTACCTGTTCGTATTCCATTTGTTGAATAAGTTTTGCGGACTCAATGTTTTTTTGACTGGCCCCCTCTTTCAATCCGAAGCCCCTCACTAACGCCGGGCGGATTGCCGGTATGTATCTCTTAACCGTTCCGAGTAATGATCTTGTTGGAGAAGCTTTATAATATCTCCAAAAATCTCGCCATAGGTTGAAGCTTTGAAAGCCAACGTTGAATGTGATAAATAGCGGTCGGAAAAACTTTGTATTAAACAAGCGGAATGTTTGAATTACAGCCGAGTTTTGGCCGACGCTATCTCGGTTTATTGAGGTGGCAATGTAGGGGTCAACGTAATGGCCCTTGAGCGAACCGTCCCGATATACGGTAATGAGTTCTCTGTCGGGTCTGCCGGCCTTGATTGCCTCAAGCGGTATTCTCACTTTTCCGGTAAATAGATATTTTGACTCCTCAATTTCGTCAGAAAAATTACTCTCCATAAAATCAATCACGCTTCGGGATACTTTATTTCTTTCAATGGCCCGAATTGTAGCAATCATTTTAAGCAACGAGGAATTGGCCGGATTGTTAATATCTTTGAGAGTTCCGATTTGGTGGGCTATCTTTGCCGATACGCCCTCGTCAATATGATCCAATACTTGAAAAGTTACATAGGACGGATTGCCACGCATTTTTTCGTAGAGTTCGGGTTTATAAAGACCCTCATTAAAAGCTTCGTCCGCAATAGCCCTCATTTTGCCCCTAAACGCGACCATTTGCTCTTGGAGTATCTTTACTCGTTCCGGGCCTAATTCTGTTTGTAGTGCCTCGTATAGCTCGTTTACGGCGGTCGGAGTAAGGCCTCTCGGATTGGCTATGTCGGATCGGTCGCCGGAGATTATGCGTTCATAGAACAGTCCCTCGCCAAATTGAGTCCACGTTATATCGTTTTTAACCAGATCCTCATATACCGGCTGGAAGTCGCGCTCAAATATGGCTTTGATTTTTCCGCCAAGATAATTTCGTTCCTCAAGGGTATAGCGTGGATCGTCGTCGGGGTTTATGTGCTTGCCCTGTTTTTTAAGCTCGTTGACTTTATCAATAATTTTCTGGTTGCGATCAACCACCTCAAACTTGAAACGGAAAAAAAGATTTTTCTTTTTTTCCTCGCGTTCAGCCCTCTTTCTTGCCTCAAGGTCTTTGGCTTTGTAGTCAGCCGTATTAAACATTTCCTGCACCCCGGCCCGACGGTGCGCGATAACATCAATACGCTCTCCGCTTAATAAAGATTGGATTTCAAAATACGCGTCTTTGACTTCTGCTTTTTGATCTAACTGCTCAAAAAACGTGTTGTAAAACTTTGGGGCCATTTTCTCAACAGTCCCGGGGGAGTTGAATAACACCGAGATAGCGTCGGCGTAGAGTTCCGGTGCAGAGTATCGGTATCGGGTAAAACTCGGCTTGTCTTGATCGTCAAAGGGTTTCCAGTATTGAGTCAGCGCTTTTAGTTCGGTTCTTAATTCTTTGTCGGTGGCGATTATGTCCTCAAAAGTATTTTTTCTAAAATCTTCTAACGTTAAAAGCCGGGCCAGTAAATTGCCCCTCTTGAGATTTTTTGTAGGTAGCCAGTCAGCCAAATGTCCTATTTCGTGGGCCAAAGTTTTTGCCGCTTGATCCGGAGAGGATATTTTGGGATTAAATAAATCTGCTCTCAATCTTATTTCGCCCTCGCCTTTGCCTATAAATACCCCTAGCGCCGTACCGCCAAAATGTCGGCTTACTTTGTTTTTAATCTCCGGGGCGGATCCCATTAACTCTCTGGCAAGATCAACAAGCTCTGGAAGCTCAATCGGTTTTATATCTTTCAAATGCCCCAGTTCAACGGTTGTATTCTCTGCAAAGCCCCCGGCGGAAGCATAGCCGCTTGGAGTTCCGCCCTCATATTTGTTTACCACAAATCCCTTGCCTTTGGCCTTGAGTGTTTGAGCGTCCAATGTTATCACGTCGCCAATTTTTAAGTTCTCCACCTTGAGGCCTAATGCGTTGGCTTGGATAGTAAACTTCATTTTGCCTTTATCGTAAGAAAGGTATTTGTCGCCGTCTTTTTCTATGACTTCAAAGGTAGGATTGGCCGCAAACTCCGGAGAAGCTTTTACCAAGTCGGCAAGATCGCCTCGGCTAAATGAGGGTTCTGTCCCGGCTTTTTTTGGAGCCGTGCTTTCAAGTGTTGCAAATACTCCGCTATCGGTTATAACGTCAAAACCTTTTGATGTTTGTTTTAGTTCAAACTTGCCGGCTCGGGTCTGATTGCGTGCCTTTTCTCCGAGGACATTAAGCTTATCCTCAAGTTTTTTAGGAAAATTAAGCTCCTCATTTTGAGCTTTTTCGTAACTTGATTTTACTGGAAACTTATTACGATTTTTATAAAACGTATCTCTTAATTTTTCGGGGATAGAGTAATAATCCTCAACATCTAATTTGATCCACAACTGGCCTCCGGTATAATCCCTCATTGGGCTTTCCTCTCGCGTGGCCCGGCCAGTCATAGCATTAACCACGTCTTGTTTGGTAATGGTTAGTCCCTCTTTAGTTTTGGCCTCAAGAAATAGGCCCTCGCGTTTTCCGGGTACCTGCTGGGTTTTTTTAACCTGCTGGGCCGCTTCCCGGACTCTCGGCTTGATAACTTCCGCCTGTCCGCCTCCCCGATAAAATACCGTTTCTTTCGGCAACTTTCCCTTAAACTCCTCCTCCGGTGTCTTGGATAATGCCGTTCTTAAATCCTCGGCCGACAATAAAATCTCTTTCTCGCTACCACCAATAAATACCTTAATCTGCCCGGGATCAATTTGAGTTTCAGCAATGGGGACATTGACTCCCTCGGAAGTTTGCCCGGCTACAAAGTCCTCGGCGGCTTGCCTTGTAAACGCAACCGAAGTCAAACGATCTCCCTCTGGAACGGCCCCGGCTCGGAATACGGTTATGGTGCCGTCGTCATTAACCGGCAACTCTTTTGACTGTATGGCTTTTTCAACATCAAGTTTTGTTTTACTTTGGACGGCCGGCAGATTTGAAAACTCTTGTAATCGCAACAATGAAGCATTGAGGGGTTGTTGATCGCCCTCAAACGATATACCGCTTGATTGATAGCTTTGTATGTCTTTATTAAACTCGCCAATAATTTGATCCTCCGGAGCATTGGCAAACTTTTGCTCTATACCAAAATGCGCCGGGCCTAAATCGCCTTTCTTAAATTGGTCATAAACGCTTCCGGGTTCAGCTTCTATGGCGGTTGGCCCTCCTCCGGCTAATTGTGAGGTATCAACGGAACCTCCCATTTTTGAAACAGCAAAACCTCCGGCGGCAACACCGGCGCCGATTACGCCACCAACAAGAAACTCTTGGATCATATCCCCGGAGAGTACATACCCTTTGGCTTTATCAATAACGTCTTGCTTCTCTTGGTCGGTTTTGGCGTTGGCGTAGTCGTTGGAGAGCTTTAAGAGGGTCTGCGATACTTCTGTGCCACCCTCAATACCAAATGACTGCACCATTGACTTAACAAGGGCTTTGGCTGGTTGTTTGAATAGTCCCTCAATGGTTCTACCCAAGAGCTGATCTCCGACGGTATCAATGCCGATATTGAGTAAACTGGAAACTTTGCCTTTCTCTCGTAATTGTTCATCGGCCGAGAGTGATCCGAAATAAGCGGTTGATACGGCAGTACCAACGGCCGGGGATTTTGTGGCGTTGGTTAATCCTACGCTCAACAACACACCAATCGCCGTCTGTGGCCCAGTATTACCAATATTGATTAAAAACTTTTTCCATTCCGGATTATCCGGGTTCTCGCTGGCTTTTTGGTATTTATCGTAGGCCTCTTGGTAGGTATCGTCGCCAAGAGATTTTATTCGGGCCAAGATAGAGCTTCCGGACGACTCGCGCGCGACAGTAGTAACAATCTTTTTTCCTGTTTTGGTATTGAGGGCTTTGACGATTGGAGCGTCGGCCTCGTACTCCTCTTTGGTTGCATAGGGTTTATATTTATCCGGGACTGGCAAATTGCGTTCTTTATAAAAGCTAGCGTTCATCTCACGCATTTTGTTTTCGTTATCAAAATTAAGCTCTCCGTAGAAGTTTTTAACCTTGCCGACCTTATCTAAAACATATTTGAGCGCGGGGCCAACTAAACTCAATCCTTTCTCGGCAACTTCTTGAGCAAAGTTTTTGCCGTCGTCTTTCTCTGCTCCCGGTGTTGGAAGCGTCGGTTTTGTTTCCAAAACAGGAGTACCGGCAAACGCGCCGGTCTTGCTCTTAAACTGATCGTAAATAGAGCCAGTTATTTTTGGCTCTTGGGTTGGAGTAATCGGAACTGGTGCGCTTGGTTTCGGCCCAACGATTTTATCCTCAACAAACTTTGGTAAAACAGCCCTCGCTATTTTCTTAAATATGCCCTCGGATTGAGGCGTTGGTTGCGGTTGTGGCGTGGGAGCCGGCGAACTGAATACTCCGGTTTTCTTTTGAAAATCCTCATATAATCCCATAATTTTTAAGCTTAATACCCGGTTGTTACAGGTTTATAGAAATCGCCGTCAATCGCTTTTTGGAGAACGGTATAGAAAAACGACGAGTCGGTTTCTAATGCGTTGAGATCGGACTGCTTGAAGCCGGGGAGGGATTGCAAATAACGTGCCGCCGCCGATTTTTCGTCCGCAGAGGGCTTAAAGAAGTTGTCGCTTGGGTCTTTCGGGGCCTTAAACTTCCTGTCGCCATAGATTAAGAGCTGATCCTTAATCGGTTTAGTTGTGTCAAAAGTTTTTGGAGTAAGAATAAGCGTACCGTCCGGGGCTATTACCTGTGTATATTCCGTGCTTTTAGCCGGAGCAAAACCAGCCGGGAGGTCTGATTGTTGAGTTACGATTTTCCCGGTCTTGGGATCAAGCCCATAGGCAAAGACTTTGTTGCCAGAAATCTCGTACTTGTAATCAATCTTATCCTCCTCTTTCTTGTTGGCGTTATAAAAAGCTTCCAGTCCGAACTTGTCAAAGCCGGTTGAGTCAAGGAGTTTTGTATATTGGTCGCTTGAGAGTTTATCTAATGACACTCCGCCTTGAGCAAGGGTTTTTATATCCTCGCGAGATTTATCAACAGTGGCCGCAAGATATTTTAGATATTTTTCGGTATTCCCTAGTGCTTCGGCTTTTTTGGCTTTAACTTCTTCTTTTGCACGATCGTCGATTTTACCAAATACCTCTTGTATCTTTAACCCCTTTTCTGCTTCTAGCGCGGCGACTTCTTTTTGGTTTAATTGTCTGGTCTTTTCCGTTTGAGCCGCTCCCATTGGAGAACCGAGCAAGCCTCCGCGAGCTTGGGTTGCTCTTGTTTGTCCCAAGCGATCCTCTCCGGCTACGGCCACATTTTCAAATAGTGAAACATAACTTTGACTGATAGCGTCAATTTGCGACTGCATTTGCTGTCTTATTTTTTCCCTGATCGTGGACTCCTCCTCTGCCGTCGGAGCCGTGCGATCAAGGCCCTCGTAGTAGTTTTTAGCGGCAGTATCATAGGGCGAGGTTCCGGTGTAACGAGCAAAATCAATTACCGGATTGCCACTATTTCCGCTATCCCCCCCTCCGCCCGAAGTTTTTAATGAAGCAAAAGGTAAAGCATTTCCGACACCTTGAGGCAAGGAAGCTAAATCAATACCGCTCAAAACGGAGGGATCAACTTTTTCAATGTCAGCGGCAGTACCGGTCTTTGTCTGATAATAAACTGGCTCGGTTGTTCCGCTTGGCGTTGCCTTAAAGTATTTGTATAAATTGTCTGTCATTGGGTTAGTTTTAAGTTGAGGACGGATTATTTGTAGAAATAGGCCGTGCAGTATGGACCTAACTGGCATACATTCGTCGGCCCACTTATTGTTATTTTGTTTGTAGCAGGGTTCCAAGAAGCCGTAATTGATTTGCTGTCAGCCCCGCCGTCCTCAACGATTGTCCCGGAAGTTTTGCCAGTTGGGAAAATTGTAACCTCTCCGCCGAATTGTATATCTGGATTCTCGTTCTGATCGCCCACCATAGTAACGATCGCGGCTTTCGCCCCAGTCGGAGCAGTTATATTTGCCGAACTCCAAACCGAGGTGTCGCCAGTAGCCACCGATCCGATATACTCCCACCTTACAATTGGCCTCCAAGTCATTTCGGTTACGAAAGAGCTTGAAGAAATGAGAGCATAACCGTCTGCACCGGCCGAGGCCAAGCGTACAAAGTTACCACTCCCCTTAACAATCAAATCTCCGGAGGCAGAGGCGGTCATAGTTAAACCGGTAACGCCAAGCTTTAATCCGGTAGGCAAAGCCGTGCCATTCAAACGTACAATCTTTCCGGAAGCACCGGCGTTGGATACGTCGTCGGCAGTTATGTATAAATTGCCGGCCCCCGGCGTTCCACTTGATCCGGCTAAAGCGTCTTTCTGTCCGGTGCTTGGTAGAAATGTAGAATAATTTGAGGAAGCGAGATAAGAGGGATTGATAAATAACCTTGCGGCCGATCCGCCTAATCCTGTACCAGCGTTAATCTCGGCGACTGTTGCCAATTCGGAACAACCTTTTACCGTTTCGCTACCATTGGCACACCCAGCTAAGATACCGGTATCAACATAGTTTTTATCCACCAAAACGCTTGAGCTGGCCGTAGTAAAATCTTTGGCCGCCGGATAGTACATTATGTTAGGCAACGATTCTTGGCCGTTCAGAATCCTGCTTAAAATCGCGAGTTGTGGGTAGTTAGTAACCTTAATTGAAGCGCCGCGCCTGTGGGTCTTTTGCAGAGCAGTTACGGCCGTTTTGCCGTCTGTAACACTAATTCCGCGAGTACAAGAGGTTAGGGCCGTAGTAGAAACGGTGCAAAGCACAAACTCCTCCGAAGCGCTACCCTCGTCAATTATAAATCCGTAAGTCCCAGAGAGTGCGGTTCCGGCCTTGTCAGTCCCGGATACCAGCGTCATTGAGGTTGCCGTTGAGGATACCGAGGAAGCTAAAGACGTTTCAAACAAGGCAACCACAGTTGGGATCGTGGCCCCGAAGTTCAAACTCTTAATTGAGTTGATTTCGTATTGCAGAAACCCAACAGCCGACAGTAGTACGATTGTAATTATTGAGAGTATTTTTTTCATATAGTTTATTATATCATTTTGAGCGGTACTTGACTTGTGGCTAATTATCCACTCGTCCTGTATCGTTCAGCGATTTTGTTGCCCTTACTGCGAATATCTTTATACCTTTCCGTTGATACCGAAGCGTAACCGATTGCCAATGCCTCATATTTGATTTTGGCTCGCTCAAACTTGTCGCTATCTATTCGGAACTCTCGCATATAGTGATAGGCCGGGATTGATCCTTGTGTGCCGCCGCCGCCAATTTCTGTACGACCAACAGTAATGGCACCAACATTTACGGACTGGCTTTTATCAACATAGGTGCCATTCCCAGCGATTGTACCCAATGGAGCAAAAGCTCCGCTATCGTAAGAGATATAAACTTGAATTGTTTGATCCGGGCCAATTTCTCCCTCTACAATAAACCTCTTGCACCGTTTCAATCCGGCAACTTCAATATCCGACAAGGCACCCTCAAAATAATTTGTAATAATTGAACCGTCGTCGTCCAAGCCAGAAAAAATCTGATAGACATTGTTTGAGAGAGAGTCCCCGATTGTTAGTGCGCCATTATAGACAACACCACAAGACGAGTAATAATCAAGATAGTCAAGCGATTTCCAGATTTTGTTATAAAGTATTATGCGATTATTCACGGTTGAGCCGGAAGTCCTGCACCCAAAGACGATATACTCGTTCCATTCAAGGCACCACGCCGCGTCAAACCGATAATCCTCAAGATCAAGGTTAAGGGATATTGAAACTGGAATAACCTCGGAGGAGTTAGCAGAAAGCGTAAGTAAGCGGAGTTGGGGTTTTGATTTGTCAGTATCGTCAATGTAGAAAATACCGTCCCCGGTCGGTACCGCCGCGCGCCAATTAGGAATACCGACTTTTTCCCGATAGATAAGATTAGTTGCGGCCGTATCAGTTGAGGTTACGGTCAAGGCCCACGACTTCTTTTCGTGCAAGCAATACTCTGTATCGCCATAGGATTGCACAGCCATTGCCTTGCCTCCGCCGTCGTCCTGTCGGAATACGTTACCTTGTCCGGCCGTCCTTGTGCCGGAATAGGTATAGTCGGAAATACCGGTATTGTTGGAGTTCTCCCATTGGTAAGTTGCCGTGCCTGCTCCTGAGCCGGTAGTAGTAAATACCCCGGACGTGTAGTTGATCGTTCCAGTATTGGTGCCAAGCGAACCGGTCAATATGCCGTTATAGTCGTCGGTAAATACTTCTCCGGTACTCGTAATGGTAATGGCTACTCCGAAACAGGTACGCGTTGCGCCACCGGCCTTGAAAGCCAACGTCCCAGAAGCACAACTGCCTAACGCTTCGGCTGTTACAGTTGTATAGGCCGCCGCGTCAATATAGCTCATATAAATACCAGTCGGGTCTTGCTGGGTTCCCGATCCGGAAGCGCCACGATGCCACAAGGTTGTACGATTTTGCTTTATTCGGATATAACCTTTGTAATTCTTCGTCGCGTCGTACATATCCGTAATACTCCCCGGATTGGCCGCCATAATCTTAAACAAAGAACCGTTAGGCGAATTGATCCATATTTGCGCTCCGGCCAAAGAGTTATAGTTTGAGAAACTAATATCCTCTCCGGAAGCAGTCGCCGGCAATGTGTTTGTGCCATTCTCTATCCAGTCAAGCGTATTTCCAAGTAGTGCGTCGTCGTAATACTTTATTTTTCGCAGATAAGTTTTGAAAAGAACCTCGGTAGCGTCAGCTTGAAGCCCGACGTGCAGGCCGGTTATTTTCCCGGTGCCTGTATTTTCGGTACCCATTAAGACGCGTCCTCGCGCCAGCTCAATTTTATCTCCTCTGGTAAGCCAATTAAGCGAACGCGAAGCCGCACCGTGGGGGATAGAATGGGCTTCAATCGTATCTATTATTCCAAACTTAAAGTTGCGGTACTCTTTGACTATCATACAATCTTATGGCGTTTACCCCATATGTATCGGTTGCCCTATGGCAATCCTCACATAGAGTTCGGCCGTTATTAACATCAAATCTTAATTCCGGATACAGAGCAAAAGGTTTTATGTGGTCGGCTTCTAACTTGGTTCCGTGGGCATTGCCACCTAATACGCATTGGTAGTTATCCCTCTTGAAAACTCTGGTGCGCCACAACTTATATTCCAAAGAACAACGTATCAACTGTGTTTCTTCCGTTTTGCCGTTTTTCCAAAAGTTACATTTTGGCCCACTACGCGCTTTTCCAATCTTTTTTCTGGTTTCAATCGTATGCTTGCGGCCGGTTTGAGCCAAGGCCATTCTTAATTTTGTTTTTGTACTTACTTTTCTATCTTTATTTTTAAGCCCGTTTTTCCTGCTAATTTCGCGCATTAAAACTGTCTTGTTTCTTGCTGATAAATCTGGTCTTTTTTTCCCGTTATTTCCGTGCATATTTTCATAACTCGTCCCGGCCGATCACGTCCGGCACCGCCGAACTATCGCGTCCAAGACCGGTTGCTTTATAATTCCTTGCCCTTGATCTTAATTTTGCGTCCATATTAACCGCTCTTTTTCTCAAAATTGCGTACTCTGCCTTATGTTCTGGGGCCATTAACTTTGTTACGTTGTCCGCGTCAGTTCCGGCCAACCACAATTCAGCCGCCTTATAAACAAATATCTTATGGAGCTTCGCAGGCCAGCCAAGCGGAGAGTCGGCCGCAACTAAATCTCCTTGATCTTTTATGTAGGCGAGGTAAACCGCCCGGGCCTGTGAGGTTGTACCAGAAAAATGTATTTTGCTATTGTAAAAATCTATCGCAAACAGATTGGATAAGTTCCTAAATCTGTATTTATGCTCCCACGGAAACTCATCAAACGGAAACTCAAATCCGTCAACATAAACCGCGACTTGTCTTAAAAATCCGGTAGGCAAAGAGTGTTGCGTGGTATAGACATCAGAAGCGGCCCAAGTGATTGAGCTGTCGTGCTGGATCAGCCAGTACCAGTCGCGCTCCAAATCTAACTCGTCTTTGGCGCTATTTATAAAATCTAATGCTATCTCGTCGGAGATAGACGAGTCGTCAATTATCCTCTTTAACATTGCGATCATTTCTGTTCCTGTCATAGAAGTTTTTTAATTAAGTTCCAAATTGCTTGAAAGAAATTAGTATTAGGTGTGGTTTTTATCATTCTCTTTTCCTCAACCTTTCCGGTTACACCGATACTCTGCAAAGGAGAGAGAATACACTTGTAGGCATAGGGAATACGGAAGTTTTTAGCCAACCTCTTTAGAAACGGCTCGTATTGGTCAAAATCAAAATAAACTCCGTCGCCCACTTTATAAATCATTGTGGCGTGGTTCGGAGTGTCCAAGCACATAGGCACAACCCCTCCGGCCCACGGAGAGCAGGTCGCTGTTCCAATCTGAATAGGAGCGTGCTTGAGGGCTTGAGGAATATCTTTTTGATTGACCTTTTCGTAGCCGGCTTCAAAGTATTTTAGAAACTCTTTACCCAAATCCTTTACGGCTTGAGGAATATCGGCGTAGTATTCGTCCCGGCCAAGTTCTTGTAAATTATTCGGCCACGCTCTCTCGGGTACGATACCGTCCTTGCGGATTGAGTCCCACACGTTTTGAAAAGAATTACCACGGCCCGGCACAGTTTTAGACATAACCACAGTAAAGCGATCAGAGCAGTTAGGCCGGCCGTTCTCGTCAAGGTATCCGTTATCGGTAAGAAACTTCATAGCTTCGGGAGTTAAAAGATTGTTGTTAATCAACCATTGGAGCTGACACTCAATACCATTAAGCCCGGAGAATGAAACGCAACCAAATGTTTCAAATAACCCCTTTTGACGTTCCGTGTTAGGTAAAAACTGCTCCCAGTCGCCGGTAGTATTGCGATTTTCGTGCTTAATTTGGGTAACGCCCCCAAACTCAAAGTCGGCTTCTCTGATTTCAATAATCAAACCTGTATTGACTTCTGGCGTTAATTGTAGTTTTTGTTTAAGCATTTAGTTATTCCCATTACCTATTTTTCCGCGAATATATGCAATGTCTTGACTGTTCCGGCTGACTTCTTTTTGCAAATCAGAAATTGTTGTCCAGATTTTCTCGTTGTCATTCAGCAGTCGCTCAAGGTCTGTAAAATGATTGGTTTCGGCTTTGACCTTAAATTGTTGAAGTTCGGCTACTTGCTTTGCGACGGTCGCGCCACTCTTATTTTCTCCATTCTTGGTATTAAACTTTGATAAAAATATAGGAATAAACGGCCTCATTGCAAGAGCTACCACGGCCACCGCTCCGGGCCAAGAAATGTCTTTGACTAATTGTATGATTTGGGTTTCCATTATTGGCAATTGTCTAACTCTAATTTCTCGTTAATTTTGTCTATAATATTTTGATTGTTTACATTACCCATGTTCCAATTACCACATTTTTTTATTTCTATATTCACCACATCGAACCATTGATTAACTTCTTTTGAGGATACTTCGACTTTCTTTCTGTTTCGGATTTTATCCATAAGATTAATTTTAAGTGCCAAATATTGAACAAGATTTAATTTTTCACCATTGACGAGCAACTCACTTACTCTTAGATCAATAGGATCATTACCAATAGCTTCAGTATCCGGTATAGATACTAGATAGGCATAAACTATTATTAAAATTGTGCCGATTATTTTGACCATTGCTTTATGTTTATCGTTCAACTACTATCCTGACTGCGTACGCACTAACAAATTAATTTAATTATTACATGGAACAAATTTATCCAAAATTTGAATGTTTTTTGTTTACTCAGAAAGGACTTCAACCAATAACTGTTTCTGGCCATATTTCAGCAATTAAGCGTATTCATCGCAGAATAGGAACCTTAAGCAAGGAATCTGCTGATAACTATGTCTTAAATCTATACCAGTCTGAATACTCTTATTCTCACAAAGCCAATCAAGTGAAAGCGCTTGAATACTGGTTCGAGCATCTAGGCGAACGTGTCTTTTATGCTCGCCAGAGAAAGCCCAAGCCGATTGTTAAACAAACTCTCACCGAAGCTGAAGTAACTCGACTTATCTTTGTCTGCAAAAATATCAGAGAAAGAGCCATCGTTACTCTCCTTGCCTATTCCGGACTAAGACCGAAAGAAATAATGAACCTACGATTGAGAGATATAAATTTTGGAACTAACGAAATTCGTGTCATTCAAGGTAAAGGTATGAAAGACGGAATAATCTATATCTCCTCGGTCTGTACTCGGATTCTCCTAGAATATCTTACTAGGTATCCACATCAGTCGGACGACTTAATGTTTATGACCCACAATACTCTTAGGCCGTTTAGACAAGGTTGTCTACGTAAATTGATCAAGGTACTAACTCGTCGGGCCGGTATGAATAAACGTGTTTATCCCTACTTGCTCCGACATTCTCTCGCTACTGCGATGTTTAATCGAGGAGCCGACATCCTAACCGTCAAACATCAACTACGACACGCTTGGACTGAAACCACTGAACATTACATTCATTCTCTTGGATACTGTCCTCGTAATAAATATGAATTATTCGTTCCGTCATATGTCTAATTAAACTTTTTCATTATCCAAGGAACCAAACCCAACAATCCAAACAACCCAAAGAGTCCATAGTTTCCAGAACTGTTATCAGTTTTAGTATCTAATGATCCACCCAATAATAGTGGGTTAGTTTTTGCGTTTTCTAAAACCACAACTCTTTGATCTAATTGTTGTATGGCTCGGACATCCATAGAAAGCATATTGCCTATGTTTCTTTCGGTTACTATTTTTGTCCCTGTTTGAATGTCCTTTTCAACCATCTGGTCTATGCTTTTGCTTGTTTTTTCATCAAAAACTGGCTCGGTTACGAGTTGTTTTTCATAAACTGGTATTTGTCTTTCTACTTTCACAAACTCTGGTAGGGTGGAGTGGTCTATTTCCCCATCTTTTCCTTGTATTCTATTGATTTCAACTAAGGCATCTCCTTCAAAAATTGGTGTTCTATCTGTAAAAGTAAGAGCCGAAACATCACCGGTTGCGTATAGTGCCGAAACCGAGGCCGTGCCAACTACCTCGAACTTTGTTTCCGGGCTCGTCGTCCCAATACCGAGGTTGCCGGAGGAAGTGATGCGCATAGTCTCATTCCCAGTCGTATTTCCACCAGTGGTAAACTTTATTATCCCGCTCGTACCGATTGCTGCTAAGTGCAGGGTCCCAGATGCTAATTCATTGGCAAGAACTAATTCATTACCACCAAAAGCTCCAGAAGAGAAAGTTGATCCAGATAGAATAAACTGTCCAACTAATCCAGATGGACTATTAAAATCTATACCTGCGTAACTACCTGCACTGGTTAGTCTTAATCCCATACCAGTATATGCTCCGCCAGAGGAAGAAACTTCAAATTTATTTGCCGGCGCCGTCGTCCCTATACCAACATTGCCTCCTTTAAGGATAGAGAGGTAGGATTGGGAGGCAGAACCTAGGATATCTAGTCTATCTGATGCTCCTACAGATCTGAAGGTAAAGTTAGAATCTTCACTGGTGGTAGATTTTAATGTTAGATCTACATTACCTGAAGATGAAGCTAGGATGTTACCTGTTATATCTAGTTTAGAGTCTGGGGAGATGTTGCCGATGCCGACGTTGCGAGAATCTGCGAATGTAGCAATAACACTAGTTCCGTCATCCCAAATCTGGAACATACCACTCGATGGAGCTTGCACGTAACCTATGGTTGAAGTGTATTGTCCGAAAATTGGACCAATAGGATTTGTAGTGTAGCCTGAGCCGGTGGCTAAAATTCTACCACTAACGTATAATTTTTCGCTTGGCGCCGTCGTCCCAATACCAACATATCCAGTAGATGCAATAGACATTCTGACAGTAGAGTTAGATAGGATATCTAACCTATCTGATGTACCGGCTGATCTTAGGATAAACTTACCATCTGTACTGGTAGCATTGGTAGCATTGAGTATTAGATCTACATTACCTGAGGCAGAAGCTATGATGTTACCTCCTACTTCAAGCTTTTGTTCAGGGGTAGTGGCGGAGATACCGACGTTGCCGCCAAAATAGCTCGTACCACCTTGTACATATACAGGATAATTCCCTACGGCTCCACGTGTTGGAGTCGCAATATAAATTCCATATTGATTATTTGTAACAGATGCGCCAGCTCCTAATGCTACATTGTCTATACGCATTCCAGCAAAATCTGTCACCGCAGTAGCTGCAGTAATTGTTCCGCCTGAATAAAAGTTATTGCTTTGCGTCGTTCCGCCAATTGTTGCGTCAGCCATTATCCCATATCTATAGGTACCCGCGGACAGGGTCCCACTTGATCTAATTGTCCCGACAACATCTAGTGTTGATGTCGGCACCCCCGTCCCTATCCCCACATTCCCAGCAAAGTAGTTGATGCCTGATCCTGTTTGAGTGAAGTTGGATGCTCTGAGACCTTTAGATATATCTAATGAACCTAGGAAAGAGTTAGAACCAGTTGAGTTTCCAGTTAAG